GCTGCATCCTCAATAACTACGAGATTATATTCCTTTGCAATATCAAGAATCTCTGGATCAAAGGGCTGTCCGAATAGATCAACAACGATGATTGCTTTTGTCTTATCTGTTATTTTTTCTCTGACTGATTTTGGATCAAGACAGAAATAATCATGCTCGATATCAGCAAACACCGGTACAGCTCCATAGATGAGAGGAGCGGTTGCAGAACAGCTCATCGACCATGGCGTGACAATAACCTCATCCCCCGGCTGTAGCCCTATTGCTCCGCAAGCAATCTGTAGAGCCGATGTACAGCTGTTAACAGCCACAGCCTGATGGGTAGGCATACGAAAGGCCTCTATAAATGCAACTTCAAATTTTTGTACCTGTTCCCCTCCCATGAAAGCCGAGGAGCTATTCCCGCGATATCCGGACAGTAGCTTTTTCTTCATCACCGAAAGAACAGCTCTTTCCTCTTCCTCTCCAATAGTTATCTGTGAAGGGAACAGTCCTTGCCTTACTGGGATACCGCCTTTTATTGCTAATTGCGATGACATTGATTATTCTCCTCTTTTTAAATGTTCGATTATTTCATGGACTCTGATTGCATTTGCTTCATTACAACTTTTTGTCGGATTCAAATCATTACAGAGAGAAACAGCTTCTATCATTATGTGCACCAATGATTTATCAAGCTGTGTTTTCTGACGCATTGCCAAATCTTTCGAAAGCACATTGAAGCCCCCCCATATTTCTTCAACCACAGCAGGATAAAATTCAATATACATTCCGTGACTGCTCAAGATAATTTTTCCTTTCTCTGTCATTATCTCAAGCTGGAATACCTTGTATTTTCTTCCATCGCAAGGAGAGAAAAAAACATGATGACATCTATTAAATGATAAATATGCTGCATAGGTAGGATCGCGTTCATCTCTATCGATTATTTTGAAATATGATTGGAGGAGTTTCCCGTATTCAAAATCTCCAAACAGCATGTCGCACAAATCTATGCCGTGACACATCTCGTGCCGGAGTCCGCGAGTATAATGAAATGTTGCGGAATATATTTCTCCATATTCTCCAGAATTGAGTGCAAAAGATAGATTCTGAATTTCTGGAACATATCGGCGTGGATAATTTATCAGCAGTTCAATTCCTTCCTTTACATACAGCTCAGCAATTTCTTTTGCTCGTTCTAAATTTTCACAAAAAGGTTTTTCTGCGATCACCACTTTAGGCTTTAACTGTATACACTCTTTTAAAATCTTGTAATGTGTTTCTGTTGGAGTGCATACAGAGATGATATCTATGTTGTCCATTTTATAAGAAATGAGATGTTGCCCGTAGTGGCAATTCCATCTACAGGAAGCTTGTTTTGCTTTATTGATATCTACATCAATAATTCCAACAAGCTCAATATCTGGATTGTTGTAATATGCATGAGTATGGGTAAGGATCGATTCTGTTGTGGGGGAATCATACCTATCATTTTTGAGTGCCCCGATCGATCCGGCACCAATCACTAATGCTTTTAACATTTGCATCTCCTTGTGAATAGAAAAAGAATAAAAAATAAAATTGCAACAATAAGACAAATAATCTCCGAAGTATCGATTCCATAGCTACTTGAAAACAAATCAGGAAGGCTCAAAGAAAAGAAGATCAAAGATATTATCAGAAATAATCTTTTCATCTATCCTCTTCCTACTTCTTTTTGCTTCACATCTTTATTGATATCAAGCAATTTTGGATTTTTCTCAAGATACTCAATCACTTCTTCTGCTGAAAATTTATTATTATTGAAATGATGAAAGATAAAGTTCATCAAAACATAATCTTCTTCTTCATCAATGCACAGTCTCCAGTCTGGATGATAGTAATTGCTGACAACATTACATACCCGCTGTAATGTTTCATGCATCATTATATTCCATCCAGAATGATTTCGATGAGCATCAACAGAGATGATCTGTGCCATTAAGCGTAATGTGATTGCTCTATAGACTTGAAGATCAAATCCACGGGGCCATGTTCTGCTTACAACATTGCTGACATAGGTAACTACATCAGATTGATATCGCTTTAATGTTTTTACCATATCATCAATATGTCTTGGATCAATCAAGGGACAATCCGCAGTAATATCCACTATGATATCTGTATCATAATATTCACAGGCATCAAGAATGTTATCCAGTACATATTTATATTTCCCTCTCCAACATTTGCATTTCAAAGATAAAGCTAATTTCTCAATGATGTTATCTTCCTCAGCATTTGTGGTCACTACAAGAATATCATCAACTGTCTTGGCTCTCTTTACTCTTTCGATGAGATGCTGAAGCACAGGCTTTTCCTCTCTGCCAAGAGGCAGCAGAACCTTGCCCGGAAGTCTTGATGATCCCATACGCGCTTGAATGATTGCAGTTACTTTATTTGTCATTTCACCACCTCAATCTTTTTACCGCAATAAGGACAATATTTAAAATCATCAATATATATTTCCCTGAACCTTTGTTTTCCACATGCGGTTACCAGAAAAAAAGTTTGCCCAACAAAGGTCCATTTACACTTCATCATTTCACCACCTCCACAATTCTGCTTATTCCCTTACTGCTGATTGACACTTTGAAAATAGTATCTGCTGTCTCTTTTAATTCATCAAGATGGGTCACAATAATAAATTGTATATTAAGTTTCTCTGAAAGAGTCTTCAATAGTTCTGCTGCTCGTGGGAGCAAATCCTTTGATAGCCATTTGAATGGCTCATCCAATATCATAGTGTTTCTGCTCTTTGGTTTTTTCAAATTCCATAATGCTATTCTCAATGCAAATGAACAGACATCTACCACTCCCCCGCCCGTAGATGATAAAGGATCGATTTTCTCTCCATCTTTCATCAGCCACAAATCAGCTTCTGTCTTCCCGCGCTTCTCGACAAACTCAAGTTTGAATTCATAGGGATCATCAAATATCGTATCGAGCGCAAGGGTAACTATTTCAGAGATATGGATTTCAAGTTCCTGTTGTGTTTGTTTTGCCACAAGCTGCATGATGATTTGAGCACCCTCAATATTTTTCAGGTTGCGCCTTTCTTCCGAAAGAGCATCTTGGATTGAACTGATTTCTTTTTCAATCTGTTTCTTTTGCCCTTTCAACTGCTGGAGTTTATTGTGGTACTCTTGCAGGTTCATAGATCGTATTTCTCCTCAAGAGCCTCGACACCATCATCCAGTTCTTTTTGTAAGGTTCTGATCCTTCCATCAATTGCTTCAAGCTCTTTCTTTGCCTTGTCCAGATCGTCAGAACCGGTTTCTTTTTTCAGCTGCTCAAGAAGAGTTTCAAGTTTTGCTTCGAGCTTGATTTTTTCTGATTCTACATCCCTGATGTTCTTTTTAAGCGCAAGCAATTTGTTTGCAAGATCGATATTACTCATTCCACAACCTCCCATACCTTTTCAATAATTCCTTTTCTCGTTTTGTTATGTGTAAAATGCACCTCAAGATTTTTCTGAAAGGATAGATCAATTTCATAATCAGTTTTTATTCTGTTTACAAATGATTCGATCCTTTCATTTTTCTTATTTTCCTTTTCAAGATATTCACGATCAATAACATTTTTTGAGATTGGAAGAAATACTTGTTCGACTGTATTATCATCATACCATATAAATACGCATGGTTTATGCTCTGTCTGGGATGCATTATATCTCATCATGCTCCCCGGATTTACAAGCAGTCTTCCTTGATGCTCAACAACAAATGTTTTATGATTGTCTCCTGAAAGTATAAGATCATATTCTTTATTCTTTTTAAGAAATGATAATGCACTATTACTTGATATGATTGTATCCTGCTTATCATCCGGCTTCGGAATGAAGGTATGAACCATCCCCATTTTTATATCTTTTTCATATAGACCATTCCAATCAACTCGATAAATCTTTTCGAATGGATTTCTAGGAAAAGAATCGTCGCACATTGTACTCACAACTCCAAAACTTGAATTTTCAAATTGATCGATACTGTGATTTGGAAGGTCGTGCTGTCCTGGTATCACAACTATACTACAATTATAAAATTTATTCAATGCCCATCGTTCAAGATATGGGGATGACTTTGCCTTATGGAACAAGTCTCCCGCTATAAGCAAAGCACAATTATTCTTTTCTGTCAGAGCAAGAATAAAATCAATCTTTTCTTCCTGCGCATCCCAATAGTTATCTATCCTACATTTAGGCTGATCGTCTCTGAGATGGATATCTGCTGCGAGGATTGCGATTGGGTTTTTCATTTTGTTTTCCTTTCAATTTTATAAAAGGTAAATTCAATAGAGAACGTTTTCACAAAAAGAGATATTTCAATATGTATCGAAAAAAAGGTTTCGTTATTATCAATACAGGCGCAAACATATGGCAGCAGATTAACATAAAATTCGTCATTTATAAATGTTTCCATCTCAAATTTTTTTACTGTGATTATCATTTCATTTTCTCCCTTGCTACAAAGTGCTGATACGGATTAAGTGCTTTTCTGTTCCTTTCATAAAAGGCTTGTCTCTTCTTTCTCTTTTCTTCTGGAGCATTGAATATTTTATCCTTATACAATTCCTTGCTTCTCTTTATTATTTTCTTGATATCCTTTTTCCTTTCTTCTGGAGTCATTATAGTACGCTCTTATATATTGGTTTTCTTGCCATGCGTGACTCGTTCGTAAAAAATGGTTTTCTCAACTTCCGTGGCTAGCTCTTTATACATGGTTTTCTCACTGTTCATGATCCGCTCTCTATTAACGGTTTTCTCAAATCAAATGACTCGTTCATTTGTATTGGTTTCCTCCCTAAGTTTGACTCGCTCGATCGTAATGGTTTTCTCAATATCTATGACTCGTTCCCCGACAATGGTTTTCTCCTTAAACTTGACTCGCTCCAAAGCCATGGTTTACTCCGTTTAATTGGCTCGTTCATCAAAAATGGTTTTCTCAAATCCAATGACTCACTCCGATTTAATGGTGTACTCATCCTACGTGGCCCGTTCAATCAATGCTTATGTCCAAGATATTCAACCTGATACGGTTCGCGTACGGGCAATCCTTCAATACTGCGCCATACCACATACAAATCTTTAATGAACATTTTTATCATGTAACGTTTTGCTGCTTTGTCCCGGTGTCCCGGAGATACATCTTTCCATGGAGTTTCTTTTCCGCAATGCATAACGCAATTTTCTTCTTGTTCCAACCGCGTCTTGTATGGGTAATAATAATCCATAGCATAATTTTTTCCTGTTTCTCCTCGCGATGCTTTTATCATTCCTCCCGCGAGCACCCCACACAACTTTGTTCGCAACCATGAATTGTATGGCGATACAAATCCGGCAAGTTTTTTATCCCCACGAATCATTTCATCAGATACGATAATCCCACATTTTTCACTGGCCATGTTCTCGTATTCTTTGATGATGTTTGACATATCCGTTTTCTTAGTAATCTTGACTATTTTTTTGCCCCGCACAAGGCCTGAATTCAATCCGGCAAATTGCCACATCTTAGATACGGTTGTTGCCCGTTCAATATCAAATTCTGATAGAATTGCTCCCGCCATGAGTGGGCCACACCCTCGCACCTCCTTGAAAAACTTATTCCAGAGAGGATGTGACTCTACAATTTTTTTGATTTCTTTCGCAATCCGTTTTTCTGTTTTCTGTGATGATAGCCGCGTGTATTCAATGACATCATAATCCTTTTCGGATATTTCCGCATCATCCATACATGATTCATCAATACAGGTTTCATCTGCTTTCATTCGCAACCGCGCTGATGTGACTATCCTCATTTGCTGATAATCATACATCGTACGAACTAACGCCTTCAAATTTTTTCTTTCTTCTGGAGTCATCTTTTTTCCTTCCTGATTTATTTCACAGTCTTTGCACGAACAGTGCCTTCCGAAAGAATCATACCAAATAACATGCTCTCTGCTTCCTTCTTTTATTACGTGATCAGTGCCGCACACTTTTATCATTTCATTTCTGCTCCGCACAATGGACAGATATCTGGAGTAAGTTCTTTTTCTTGATCATAAAGCATTCCAAGGTGTACTATTGTATCACATATATCTTTATTTTGACATTTGTATGAGGCAAGCAGTCCTGTGATTTTATTTCGTTTCTCTATTTCCTTTTCAAGTTTTTCATTTGTTCCAAGCAAATTATCAATTTGAATGATTGCTTCCGCGTCAAAAATATTTAGTGATAATAGATATCTTGATTTCTCTATTTCATGTACTTTATCCTCAAGTATTTCTTTCTCGTTTTCTTCTTTTGTAATCTTTTCCGTAATATCGAGTAGCTTATCTATCTCAAACAAAGCATTTTTATCATATTCAAGAGCATCAATTTCAGTTTGCAATGCTTCTATTTTATCAATCAATTCAGAAACAAATGTATATGAATCTTTTTCCTTTGCAAATTTATTCTGTGTCTTATCAAGAGCAGATAATTCTTTTTCAAGAGCATCAAGATAATCAAACTCTTTTAATTTCTCTTGTTGCTCTTTCAGTGTCTCTTCTTTGTATGTAATATCTGAAAGGGATGCCCTCCGTTGTTTTTCGATTGCTGCTAATGATGTATCAATCACCTCAAGATTTACTATCTGGTTGAGATAGCGCGCAACCTCTCCTGATGTCTCGCCCAAGAGAAAAGGCTTATCCATTTGAGATTGAATATTCAAATCCTCAAAATTCAACAGCTTGGAAACATCTTCCGGGATATCTGTTTTGATTGCGTCATAATTATCTGATGAGACCTCTCCCATTTTCGCAGCTTCAATATCCCAGATTATTTCATATCGATTTAATTTGCTGGATCGTATTCTTGTGATTGAATCATTATCAAGTTCAACTGCAACAGAAGTGTCTCCGCCCCAATTGCTCCTGAAGGATTCCCCGGACGGCCTGTTGTTTGCAAGCCAATTGATTGCGCGGATGAATGCTGACTTCCCACTGTCAGAGCTTCCAATCAATATATTTATTCCCTTGGACAAATCAATGGATGCCTTTTTATGGGATTGGAAGTTATGAATCAAAATAGAATTTATCACTTCATTTTCCTTTTCAATCTTTTTGCTTGCAACCTTCTCTCTTTCCTGTTGCCTTGAAATAATACAGACAGGGAAGATACTGTGGTTGGGTTTGTTTTATCAGGAGCAATATTTTTTCTACCTTTTTTCTTTTTCATATAGTCTCCTTCCGTATTCAGCCAAGAGCATCGCTTCAGCTCTTCCATCCAGCAATCGCCCTCTTTCAGTTTCATAATCAAGATATGGAAACAATTGTTTTGCCACTTTTACAGAATCTTTTTTGTCTTTTCCTATGAGAGAAAATTCCTTTTTCCATTTTGCTGGATGCACTTCCTGAAAGGATATTTTCAGAATTTCAAGAACTGCTTTTATTTTACCGTATCCGACTCCATAAGAAAAAACCCCTGTTACTCCTTGCTTTGGCATCGCTTGGGCAGCTTCAAGAATGCAGAAAATATTTTTATCCTTTATCTGAATGTGCCGGAGCATCCAGTATAAATCAAATCCGATGAACTCCGGCATATCATGCACTTGAGCAGTCAAAGGGAAGATACAGCCAATTGCACCTTTCTGGCCTGGATCAATTCCGATAAAGACAGCCATGTTACCACCTTGCCTTTCTGTTTCTTGATGAAATGCTGTCCTCAATCTCATTCCATTTATCAATCACCTTCTGTGCAAGAACATCTTCCAGATTGTTATTTTCTATGTGCTGAATAAGTTCCCGGAAAGAATATTCCTTTCCTTCCCATTCGATAATTTCCTTTTCAAGCTTTTCTTTTCGCTGTCCGCGCTCAGTATAAAGATCGTACAGATAAAGAATATTTCCGGCCACATCATCAACACCACGATCGAAAATCACATTGATGATGCATTCTCGGAAAGGCTTATCAACCCCCACTTTTGTGAGCTTGCATTTTGTAGATATTCCATATGCAAGATGTTTCTTTTTATGCTTCTCGACCTCTGCCAACCACATGATAACTGTTGCACTGTGATCAAGAGCTTTCCCGCCTGTCCGGTAATATCGTGCACCAAACATAACCCCAATATTTTCCCGTACCTGGGATATGATTATAAGAATGCAGTTTGATTCCTTGATATCCCCTTTCCGCAATCTGAAAAACTGCCCTATTGCTTTTACCTTTTCAAGGTTGTATGTCCCGGATTCTTTTTCTTTCTCGTCCCTTTTGATTTCTGCCTCAGAAGACAGAGCATCAAAAGAATCCAGAACATATATAAGGGTTTTTCCTTCTTTCAGTTTTGCCAATCTTGATTTCAGATTGTTTGAAAAGTCTTCTATGGTTAATGAATTGACTTGATCCTTTTTAACAATATCAAAACCATAAAGTTTTTTCGTATCAAATGAAAAACGATTTTCAACATCATCATAAAACCATTCCAGTTTATCCTTCAATATTGTCTTTGCGGCAAAAATACATTCACATGCAAGAAAGGTTTTTCCAGAGCTTGAATCCCCTACAAAATTACTTATCTGTCCCAGCGGAAGACCTCCGCCAAGAGCCAGATCAAGCGTAGTGATATTTGTAGATAGCATCTTCACCATAGGCCTTGATCTGGCTTTCACAGAATCAGTAACTTGATCGACCAAGGTTTTCTCAGCCTTTGGTTTTGGTTTTCCCTTTTGCTTTTCCTCTTGGACGACCTTGTGTTTCATAATGCAATTCCCCTGATTTCACTTTGTTCAATTTGGCTCTGTTCACCACCCACCGTCCGCCAGATTTGTATCCGATACCAAAATCTCTGATCCAGTTTCGTATCGTCTCTGTAGATACATTGGCAATGATAGCTGCTGCTGTTGTGCTTATTTCATCATTCATTTATACTCTCCTATTGTGCTTCATCACATTCGTCCCATGACTTGCATTTCTTACATTCATCAAGCTCGTCACAGTCCTTCCCGAATTTTCCGCCAGCAGGACAAGGATTTTTTTCATCTTTTCCTTTTTTCTTTACTGGTTTGTCTTCCTCGTCATCTTCTGCTGGTTCATCATCCTCTTCTTCTTTTTGTACTCTTGGCTTTCTTCCTGTAGGAGCTGGCTTGTCATCAGGCTCATCATCCTCTTTCTCTGGTGCTCCATACAGCAGTTCTTTCACCTGATCATAGGTAGGGATAATCAAAAGGGCATCAAGGGGATATGCTTCCTCGATGATATCTTCATCATAAGGATCACGATCCACAAATTTGAAACTCTTTGGTTTGAAAGAATTTTTGAAATCCTTTCCTTCTCTTTCTGTGCCACGGAAGACAATTGTTTTCCCCTCGTCGAGTTCTGCAAAGGTCACAAACTCTCCATCCCCTCCGGCTTCTGCTTCCTCGATAATCTCTTTCTGAAATTCAAAATGATTGACATCAAAAAGTTTAATCTTGGGTTTGTCTTCCATGAGATCAATTACATTATACACTTCGCGGTGCTTTGCCTGAAGGTCTTTGATTTCCTTGTCTTTCCATGTATAATTTTCTGATGCAATCATCTTCTTGATTTCTTCACAGATAGGACAAGGCTGATTGAAAGTTTGCCTGAGGCAAAGCACCTTTGCTTCCTGATCTCCAACTCCTCGATGCACCCAGATGTCCAGTTTGTAATCAGCTTTTCCTTTTTCTCTTCCTTGCGGATGATTGTCTGTTTTGATGATGTATGGAATGATATCAAGTTCGTTCTTGCCTTCTTTTATCTGATACCATTCCACATCTTCTGCTTTAGAAGTATCAATGTATCCAATACGTTTTGCACCACCCTTGTCTTTATTTTTGTAGTCCTCTTGGTAGGTATCCTTCAAGCTGTATCGATTTGATTTCTTTGCGGTCTTCTGTGGCATTTTATCCTCTCTTCTTATTTAATTTTATGTTCTGAACAGCATCAAATTTATCTTCTTTGATGCTTGTTTTCTTTTCCTTTGGCTCAGTCGGGGCTGCATAATATCCCCCAACATATAGCTTGACGAGATTCTCAAGGGCTGATTTTTTATGATCCAGTGTCCGGACAGCTGCAAGAAGTATGCCATGATCATGCTTGGCTTTATTGTAAGCCTCAAGCGCTCTTTGATATGCCTTGCTTTCAAGCACCTTTGATTCTGCAATCTTATCTGTCATTTTTTCGCCAGAATCTGCTGCATCCCTTCTGACTACGGTATCAATTTGGGCATGAATAATTTCAAGGTCGTCTTTTGCCTTGGCAAGATCATTGGATGCCTCTTCTGCCATTCGGGCATAGTTGAAATAGAGTCGAGCCTGTTTCAGCCAAGCCTCATCCAAACTGTCTTTGTCAATTTCAAGGTCTTTTTCAAAGGAAAGTAGTTCCATATTTTAAACTCCTATAATTATATATACCAAAAATCATCAAAAAGATTTGAACTTTTTTCACACTTTACCAAAAATTTTTACTTTTTCAGCAAAGTTTTTAATCCCTCTTGAAAAGAGTTCGTTGTTTTCGGGAGAATATAACACAGAGGCGGGATGAATGCACCAGCAGATCCAGCATCCATATTTTTCATTCCATTCTGTTGTTCCTGACTTGGCCATTATTCCAGACTCTTCCTCAGTAAAAAACTTTATATTTGTATTTCCGAAAGCCAGAATGAGACAAGGTTTTATATTTTCGATTTCTTCTGTGAGCCATTTTGAACAACTTTTGATATGCTTATTTGTAGGCGTTCTTGTTTTACTTGGGAAACACTTGACAACATTTGTTATGTTGAACATGTTACGTTTTAGATTTTTCTTTGATAAAGAATTCCACACAAGCTCTCCCGATCTTCCAACAAAGCCAACCCCTTCTCGGTCCTCCTCTTTTCCTGGAGCCTCGCCTATTATCATGATGTTGTATTTTCCTGTTGATGAAACAACAGGAGCTTTGCACTCTGATTTCAGATCACAGCCAGAGCAGTTTTTTACTTCATTATTTTTATATCTGTTCTGCTTTATCATATTCAGCTCCAGTCCTTCGAAATTTCCGGACAGCAGCTCATGTTGTAACCACACATCGTTGCAGATGATGTTTGTTTTTTTATTTGGCCTATTTGCTTTTACAAGAACAAATTCATCCCCGCAATGTTCTATTCCATATTTTTTCTTCTGATATGCTTTCCCTCCGAAGACAAGCATGCAGAAGTCTTCATTATATTTCAGGTTGCCATATATTCCGCCTCCTGTATTTCCCTTTCCAGCATCAGATACCTTTTCTCTATAGCTAAATTTTATTTCAGTCATTCTGCCAAAATAAAATCTATCATTTGTATCAGATTTCCCAAAATTTATGTCCTTTATCTTTTCTATATCTATGCTGCCTGATAAAATACTAACCATCTTTCTGAATTTCTTTTGTGGGTCTCTATTAAAACTAAAAGAGAAGTATCTTGATATTTTTTCTGCAAAAAGTTCATCAACAGGATTATTTTTATCAGAGCCTATTTCATCAAGTATATTTTTAAATCTCTGTGTCAGTCTTTCTTTCTTGCCATCTGGTGAAAAGAACTTCTTATTTTCATTCAGCAGTTCTGCTGCATATTTAGAGGTCTTGTCCCCAAATCCTTTTATCTCTATAAAAGGACAGTACAGAATCCCGTCTTTTGCAATCCAATTGTCTGCATCAGATATACCTATCTTTGGAGGTCTTACATCAAGACCAAACTTGATTGCCTCTTCAATTAAATCTTCTTTTTTATTATCTGATCCAAAGCTGAGATTTGCACAAAAGAATTCAACAGGATGATATATTTTACAATACATATCCCAATAGGCTATCATGGCATATTCGACTGCGTGTGATAAATTAAAAGAATAAGAACCAAAGCTGCTCAAGGCATCCCACAGGTCTTCAGCTGTTTCTTTGTCAAGAGTCTTCTTTTTTTCACAGCCTTCAACAAATAACTGTTTGAAAGATTGAAACTGCTCTACACCCTTTGATTTGCTTATCACCTTGCGAACTGTGTCTGCTGTTTTCCATCCAAGGCCTCCAAGATCATACATCAGCTTCATCACTTGTTCTTGGTATAATATTATACCAAAGGTGCTTTTTGTTAGTGATTCCAAAAATGGATGTATGTATTCTATTTCTTTCTTTCCTTTTTTTCTGTCTACAAACTCCTCGACCATTCCTGACCGAAGTGTTCCAGGGCGATACAAAGCATTCGCATGAGTAAGCATATCAAAATTTTCTATCCCCATCTCAACACACAGTTTCCTCAAACCTAAAGACCCGAACTGGAAGCACCCAACTGTGCTTCCTTTTGAAAATTCTTTATATATTTTTTTATCATCAATTGGTATGTTTTCAAAATCAATGCCTGTTCCTGTATTTTCTTTCACAAGTCTTGCTGTATAATTAAGAACTGTCAAAGCATTCAGCCCAAGCACATCCAGCTTCATAAGTCCAACGTGCTCAATATCATGTTTGTCCCAATTGACAGTAAGCCCATCATCCTTCCCCTTTACAAGACAAGCTCTTTTCCCTTCTCTGAGATCATCCTCTGAAATTATGATTGCAGCAGCGTGCTGTCCTTTCCCCCTTATTTGGCCTTCAAGTCTCATTGCTATATCAACAACTTTTGGGTATTTGTTTTTGAAAGCTCTTCCATCCTCAAATGTAGCAAATGCATCCTCAATTGTAAAATCTGATCTTGAGTCTCCACTTGTTCTTGATACGATGCAAGATGATGCTTTATTGACATCAAACATAGGCACATCAAACACGCGCGAGACATCCTTTATTGCTCCGCGCCCTTTCATGGTTAAAAAAGTACTTGTGCCAGCAACATGATATTTGCCATACAAATTCTCAAGATGTTCTCTTATAAGAGGCCGTTTTACATCTTCAAAATCCATATCAATATCTGGCAAGTCAATTCTGGCAGGAGAAATAAACCTTGCAAAAATAAGATCGAACTGAATAGGATCAACAGCAGTTATCCCTATCAGGTAGCAAATAAGGCTTCCTCCGCTGCTTCCTCTCCCTGGGCCAACCATTATGTCATTGTTTTTGCACCAACGAATAAGTTCCCAAACAATCAGAAAATATTTAACAAATCCTTGCTTTATCACAACAGCAAGTTCTTCTTCAAGCCGATCTGTATATATTTTCAGCTTTTTGTTCTTTGATGCATCTGATTTTACCTTGTTGTCCATTCCTTCATTGCATAATTTTTTAAGGAAAGAATCAGCATCGGATATTTTTATTCCATCAACTTTTATTTCTGGCAGCTCAACATCTTTCTTCTGTATTCTGAAATCTTTGCATTTTTCAAATATTTCATAGGTGCTTAATATTGCTTGTGATATTTCTCTTCTTGAAAATATTCCTTGTTCTGTGAATCCATCTCTCATCTCTTTTTCTGTTTTGAGATAGATATCTGAAATGTCAAATTTCCATCGGTCTTTATCTTTCCACTTCTTTTTTGATTGTATTGCAAGCAAGACCTCTTGTGCAACAGCATCATCTTTATCTATGAAATGAGAATCATTTGTTGCCAATAATTTTGTACCATACTCATCAGCAAGTTTTTTACAAATGCTGTTTATCTTTTCTTGTGGTTTGTATTTTACAAAAGGCATTATTTCTGAATACAGATCATCTCCTATCTTGTGATGAAGTTTCTTGAATAGCTTGATGCCCCAATCATCAAGCACAAAAGAGGAGGAGCAAGCTGTTGCCACAACAAGCCCATCACAGCATTTAAGCAAAAGCTCCGGAGAGACTCGCGGCCTGTAATAAAATCCTTCTGAATTTGCAATTGTGAGCAGTTTCAAAAGATTTTCCCAACCTATATTATTTTTTACCCAGACAGTCAGATGCCTTCTTACATCACCTTTTTCTTTTATCGAAATATCTTTTACTACATATAGTTCACAGCCATGAATAGGGACAATTCCAATTTCATCACAAGCATTTTGAAATTTGATAAGGCCATCAACATTCCCGTGGTTCGTCATTCCGAGCGCAGGAAAGCCAAGCTCTTTTGCTTTGGCTGCATATTGCTCTGCAGTTCCAACTCCATCAAGGATTGAAAATTCATTGTGGCAATGAAGATGAATAAATTTACTCATGTTGTTTCCATTCATATATTCCATGAAAGCACAAACAGATAAAGAATATCCACAACAAACTCTGTTCGTACATTTTTGAATTTAGGCTTGTGATGAGCCAGCAGATGTTTGAAATGATATAAAAATAAAATCCATATACCTTTTTATAATTTATTAGCAAGGCTCCTGTTATGCTGAACACTAATGCAACAGAAGGGATGATGGAATAGGTCATATTCATATCTTCCAATATGGTTTAAAATTTAACACTTCTTCAATTGTATGCATCCAGTCTCCATTAAATCTAACAGCTCTGTCATCAATATAGATATCAGCCAATGGTTTCCCCATATTGCATCCTCTGTCTATATTTTCCGGATTATAATTTATGTAATCATAGGCAACCATGTGCTTGTCAAGATATTCTTTTATCTGATGGGTCTCTGATCTTGTTGTATGAATTATGACAATCCATCCCCTGTCTTTTAATGCTTTTATTGCTTCAACACAGCAGGGAGTCGGCTCTCCAAAAACACCCTTTCCTTCATATGATTTGTATTTTGATATCACACCATCAAAATCAATGGCCACAGTTGGCATCTTTTTTCTCCATTGCTAATTTCATAGCCACAAGATATTGAAGCATATCTGCAGCCTCTTCAATAGCCTCATTTATCCAATTAGAAGGGTCAGGATTCTGCTTGAATGATATTCCTTTGCCATATCTTTCCCTTCCAAGTTTTTGCCTTGCTTTTATTATTCTGATAACTTCAGATTCTGTTTCAGTCAGCTGCATATTTCCCGCATCCTTTGCCATTCTTGAAAAAACATTTGCCATGCTCTTCGCAATAGCATTTAAGAATTTTTTCAGCCCATGGATGAATATCAATCACAAGCTCTTTCATGTTTTCAGCAGCAGCTCTGAACTCTGCCTGAGTCCTGTTGCAGAGCCTTTTTGACATCAGTTCGCTCAAAGCTCTCAAGTTTATTTTCATCAATATGTTTGTATGAATATTTGTTGGCAAGATTCCGCGCGCATCCTCCGGCCTTATGTTATCTTCATAAATCATCATCTGATATGCTTTATCTATCTGTTTCATGATAGCATGATATACATGATTATTTTTGCAGCTTTCTGGTGTATAATAGTTGAATCCAGAAGCATCAACTGTCCGTTGTGATTGCTGAGCAAATGCCACCCCAACACGATGCCTTACAAGCTGATGGGTAAAAGCCCTTGTTACATCTTCGATCAGGAATACATAATCAACAAATTCGAGACTTGAAGTAATTGTTCCAAATACATAATCAAGCTCTTCTTTTTTGTCTTCATCAGATAATTGATCTATGAAATCAAAACCTTCAACATTCATCATCAGCCGGGTTCTTTTTGAAAAAATAAGTAGCTTTTCTGCATTCTGTGTGTGCTGGATTAATGTTATCTTCATAGTTCTTTCCTTGTGTTATATTTTGCTACAGAAACAGAACAATTTATCATGTCTCGTATCTTTTTAAGATCAGCAAGCAGATGATCTGTTTTTATGCTTTTCCATATGGCATATCTTCCGAGAGAATATATATTATACTTTTCTGTCAGCTGCAACAGCAAGCCTTTTATCATATCTCTGTTTGAGCTTGCCATTTTCCCAAAAGGAATTGCTGTGGAGGATATCAGCTCGATATCCTCTGATCCTATGCCAAACAGCATTTTGCAAAAAAAACTAACATACCCATTTGATATTTCACCAGTTGATTCAATTATTATCAAATCTTCTTGAAGACTTATCCTATAAATAGGATAATCCTTCTCAGGGATATAAACTGTGTAATTCTTATCAGATTTTATCTTTGTTTTAAATCTCATAACATATATTGGCTTATAGGAAAACAGAGATGGATCATATTCTGTGTTTGTTGCATCAAGCAATTTTGGCATAGGCATGGTGCTGATGCACACATCATAGTCATGATACACAGAACTACCTAAGAATCCAATTTGTTTCCATTCAGAAATAGAGTTGATGGTAATTCCAGAAAATAAATGCTCTTCGGATATTCTAAAATCAGAGGAGACCTTAAATCTTTTGTGCAGACCTGTATTTTCAATCGATCTTGATGTTATTTCTCCTGATACTTTTTTTGAATATAAGCACCCAAATAGCGGAGTGCATTTATCGTAAAAATTTCCATTGTGCCATATCCAGTTTT